CACAGCACCCGGATAACCACTCATTCTCTACCCTCTCCTCATTCTTTTTATAGTCCTCTAGCCTAACCAAGTTAAGTAGGTCAATACTGTCCTGCTCCTGGGCTAGTCCTTTGGTTATGTACTTGCTGTTGAGCTCACTCCGATACTCAAAGAAATCCTCTTTAGCTTTCTGGATAATGTAGCTCTTAGCTGTTTGACTCAATGCCTCCCCCTTAGTACGGGAGGAGGTCATTAATTTGCCTAATTGTGATGCTCTGAACTTCATAGCTGTGCCTCCTGCTCTTTGGTTAGGTTGTACATCTCTTTAATCTGCTCAGGTGTGAACTTACCGCTCTTCACTGCATTGAATGCCTTATCCCATCTCTCCCCATCCAACGTAGGCTTTGCCTTGGGTGCTCTAGCTGCAGTCTCGCCATCATCATCAATGGCCTGTAAGGATAGTAAACTAACTAGTGTACCTCTACGGTAGTAAGTAATGCAGCTAAGTAACTTTTGAGGATCTATAATAGCAGGTAATTCAAGTGAACTTTCCATACTATCTCCTGTTTCAATATCAATTATCTCAGTGAATACTTTACCATCTCTTACGGGTTGCAATAGTAGCAATCCACAATCTAATAAGATAGGCTCTACCGTATCAATGATGCTGTTAATATCAGCGTAACTGCGTTTGAAATGTGGGTTATTTGCATTCTTAATGACCTTACCCATTGACTGCTTAGCTAGGTGCAGTTTCTGATAGATGTTGAGGGTAATTACCTCGGGTGCTGTTTTAGGCTCATCAGCTTGAGTTGTTTTCCTTGTTGTCATAATTTTAAGGTGTTAATTTCTACAAATATACAAATAATTTAACTAACTATACAAATTGCAATAAAAATTTACACTCAGTACAAAAATATATTGTATCCCCTTTTAGTAATGGGCTCTTATTAACTGCAAAGCCATCATAATCATCTAGGATAAACTCATAATCTGAACTTATCCAAAACTTCATACCTAATTCTTTGAGCTGTTCAGGGGTAAATGATAGCTCATCTATCATCCTATCTAGTATATCGGGATCTAATTGCATGACTGTATGAATTGATTGTACCACTCAACAAAACTATCAAAATCTTTAGCTATAATATAGGTACCTCCTGCTTTCTCTATATTCTCTTGGTATCTTTTCTGTGCATCAGACTGCCTATCTTTACCAATCTTGACCTCTATTTTAACTGAGCGGCCCTTAATAGTAGCAGATATATCAGCACTCCCTGCAGTTGAGGTGCCCTTAGTCCAGGTTACCCCTATCACCTTACCGGCTGTGGTCTTTTTTTCTCTAGCTGTACCCATTGTGTTAATGCGTTCCGCTTGGTATCCATTGTAGTTAATATAATCACAGATGGCTTTGGTTAGGCCGTTGGCCGTTGAGTCTTTGTACATTGTTTTAGGTATATAATCTTGTGGGTAATTCGGGTGAGTAATGGCATAGCGTTGCAGCTTCATTTCATGCAGCAGTGCCTTATATTCTTTTTTCATAGTTTGACATGAATTAAGTACTCCTGATTCTCTTTCCATGCTTTGACCTGGTATTCACCCTTGGGCAGTTGCATCCATGTCTCACCAAAGGTAGGGATAGTATCAGTGTAGCCAACTACCTGAATGTAGTCGTATTGTTCCATCTTAATGTATCCGTATGCATCACATTTCTGCGAGCTCTTGCACCCTGTTAATATACTAATCAACAAGAGTAATTTCAAAATATCTGCCATTTTGGTTTCTGTTTTTTGTGAATTTATAATTTTTATAACTAGCGTAGGCTTGCACCCATTTAATAAACTTCCTGCTGTCTAGGTCCTTAAAGCCATTTGTATCAGATTGGAATGCTTCCATGCATGATTTATTATAGTAGTTTACATTGAGTGCTATATTTCCATCCATAACAAAGTCGTAGAACTCTTTACAGGTGTTTTGAATAAAACGCTTAGCATCTGCATTGATAGAGACACTTCTCACCAATCCATTTTGGAGGTACATTTGTAGGTTAGATAGCATGTAGTTGTCAAAGTGTGACCACTCATCCTTACTCCACTCATCAAAGAGTAGCTTACCGTACTCATCCTGTGGGTTACGTTGACTATTAAAGTACTGAAAAAACTCTATTTCGTGCCTCCTGCGATCATGTGAGGTACCTGCCCCACTAATCACATAGTTGGTAGTTATAACTATCTTAGGACTTCGCTCAAAGGGAATGTATATCTCATCCTTGTTTTTTCTGTTGACCGGTATACCCTCAGTGATTAGGGAGAATAGCTGCTCAAAATCAAAGTGTTTTTTAACATCATCAAATGCTAGCACCTGAGTATCTATGTTTACCCGTTGGTACACAAAATCATTCTTGCTAGGGTTGTAAGCCTTACCATCTATCTTTATAATCTTACGGATATTTCCAATGGCTGTCAACATCAATGACTTACCACTACCCCCATTAGGGTTATCATCTATCTCTTGGTCATTAAAGATAATTGCTTTTTGGTCGGTCTTATCCTTAAAGGTATGGATGAGGTATCCTAGTGTGGACTCCATTGCTTTAATACGCTGCTCATCCTGGGCTGATACCTTATGTACAAAATCTTGGAAGTTATTATCGTGAATCGCGATTTTGGTATAATTTCTTTTAATAATCTGCTCCCTCCATATGTAGCCATCTATATCAATGTAGCTAAGTAGCTCTACTTTGTCCTTGGATACATGCACCACTCCATTATTGAATGGGATATAAGATACATGCCTTGTATCCTGTAGGATACACATATCGATAGACTCTAGCATATTAAGGTGTGATTCAGTAAACAAATTTGCTGATTTAGCACAGTGGTTATATACGTCAAGTTCACCCTTAGCTAGGCAGTATTTGAGTACAAAGTCCTTGATTAGCTCCACTGAGCTCTCAGATACCTTATTCTCTTCAATGTAAACATAGGTAGGCTTATTACTTCGTTCCGGATAATACTTAGCAAAACCATGTTTGTGCAGGAACTTTGCATAGTCATGCGGTACGATAGTAATTTTCTTACCATCTGCCTGCCAAAACACATCATCTGAGTTCTGCACCTCCTCCTTTACTGATTCAATGATGTTACCTGATACGCCTAACTGCTTTTGGATGTCCTCATCCTTAAGGCCCTCCTTTAGTTTTAGCTTGACCTTGTTAACGGTATAGGTATCCTCAAAGTACTTAGTGTTAAAGTTGCTTGATTTGTAGGCATTGATAACAGTGTAGTTTATTTCAGTGGCTGTAAAGTCCTCCTGTTGGTATTGTAACAGGTAATTCTTAGCGGCATACTGATCTACCCCATACTCCGCCATGCAGCAGGCTACCTTAAAGGTCCAATTATTCCTGCCCTCTTCAAAGACCCCATGGTTAAACTTCATTACAAGCTCAATGATACGGTCCTCATTAGCAATGGGGAGCACTGCTATCTTTTCTGCCTTGTGGTATCCTTTATCCTGGGTGATTCCTTGGAACACATCGCAGAACTCATTGAGGTAGGCCTCAGGGTCATAGCTTTCAAAGCATACCCGGCTCACATTGCTATTGGCCACGTCAAAATAATCACTATTAATGTATTCCTTGTAGGCCTCAAATCTCCGCTTGTGTTCAAACTTGTTGCTTTCAGGTGTACGTATAACTACCTTGAGTCCATTACCACTGGGAGAGGTGAACATCATGTACACATAGGGGCATTCCTTGAGCCTGTTCCGTTCTGCTGTCAAAGTTTCCTTATCAGGATACTTATCAAAATCTAACACGCACAATCCTGAGTGCTGTATCAGGCCATCATCCTTACGCTCACTAAATGTGCCGTTGAACATGATAGCCATAAGCTGCATCTTACTTTCTGCATCTCCTGCTCTTAGTTTTTTTATCTTACTAATCAGCTCGGGGTTGCCTTGCTTGATTCTATTGTACACTTCTATGGCCTCAAGTGTGAAAGGTGTCTCTTTGGAGTTATACAAACTCCTGAAGACTGATATTTTAGGGTTAAACATGGTTACAAATATAATAAATGACAATAAATTCCAATTAATGACGATAAAATAAAATCATCGTCACGGCTATAAACTAGTGCTGTATTGGGTTTCAGCTATTTCATGACGATAAGACGATAAATTTTCCAGAACGAAAACTTTTTTAGTGCTCTATATATTCAGTACCCCCCATAAGAGAACCGTCACATCGTCATACGGTCATAAAAAAGAGGGAGCCTAGACCCCCTCCCCCATATTAACCCTTAAAAAATTATGGTCCTCAAAGATAGCTACTATATCGGATACAGTCATCTTATCCTGAAATTTTGTTAATAACTTTGGAGGCATATTTCCTGTGATTGTTACCCTTGCCTCTTCGTCACACATCGGCATAACACTGACATCAAAGATATTTATATCATCTCTTTTCTGCTTAATTAGGTCAGGTAATGGGTGAATGTACTTTAGGTATCTCTCATCTTTTCTACCATACCAATAGGTATGCTCTTTCATGCCATGAATTACGGAGCTATGATCGCGGTTAAAAAATTTACCTATCATGCTCAAGGTCATGTGCCGGTAGTTGTACATATAGTTGTACAGGTAGTACCTCTTGTATGCTGATATTTCTACCCTACTAGGTGTGTTTAGTTGGTAGTCCAGGATAAGCTTCATTAGGTCCTCATTTTGTAGCTTTGTGAGCTCGAATACTGTCTCATCTATTTCTCCTCTCATTTTTTCTCTATGTAATATTTGTAATATATATCTCGTTTTACGTTATACTCTAGCTTTTCAAATAGCTTAAGGTACCTGTATGCTGTGCGTTCACTTGTGCCTAAGTACCTAGCCATCCCCATTACGGTCCTGGGCTTTTCCTGTAGCATCTGCAGGAGCCTTAGCACCCTGTATATTTTGTGTTGGTTCATTAGTCTAATCTTTTAGGGTCATTAACTCCCTTGAACAGGTTGCTTGTAGTAGCTATCATGCCGGTTGCTTTCATGAAGTCTACCTCAGCCTTAGCACTATTTATCACAGAGTTGGATAGGTTAGATATTGCCTGTGCTTTTTCTACCTCGGTAGTCAGTTGCTCAGATGTTAGCTCATCATCATTTAATCTCTCGAGTGCTGCAAAGAGGTGATCACGTAGATCGTTCATTCCATTTCTAGCCATTTGTTTTGTTTTTTATGTGTTTGTTTAATTTTGCTTTAAGTCTGATTACTTTTTTTAGGTCATCAGGGAACCTGTGTATGGTGTTACGGTTGGCATTCTCAGACATTGGAATGCACTCCAGGTTAG